TGGCGGGGTGTCGGACGAAAAAAGTTGGGGGCCGGTCGCGAGTGTCCTCGAGGCGAGTCGGGCTGCGTCTTTGGCTTGTTTGTATCGGTTGCCGCGTCGTGCGTTGCAGGTTTTGCAGGCGGGTACGAGGTTGTCGAGGTCGTCGGTGCCGCCTCGGTCGTGTTCGATGAGGTGGTCGGCTTCGGTGGCTGGTTGGCCGCACCAGTGGCAGGCGGGGTTGTCGGCCAGCAGTCGTCGCCGGTTGGCGAGGTAGGTCGGGTCGCTGGTTCGTTTGGGCATTGGCTCCCGCCTCACTTCGTTCGTTGGGTCGATGCTTCGCCCTCGTTCCTCGGGCTTGCATCCTCAACCATACCTGCGTGCGTGGGTGGTGTTGTGCCCCCCACACTTCAGGTAACTAACCTCGGCAGCCGGATTGATTAGGGCGGACTCCGTTGGCCATTTGACGTTTGGAAACGCTGATCCCTCACGTCGACGCATGAGGGCACACCCACGTTTCCGTGTATTCCCACAGCCGGGTTCAGAGGCCGGTCAGGGCTGGATGCCTACCCGTGAGGGTGGTGGTTCAGTTGTGGTCGGGCATCGTAGCCCGGACGTGTCAGCCGATGTGGGCGTGTGGGATTACCCGCTCACGAAGCATCGTTTGTTCTGATGTCCAACGGTGTCCGGTTCGGGTGATGACTTCCCAACCCTTGTCGCCGTAAGGTCGAATGAACAGTACCAACGACCACAGGTCGTTCGGGTCGTCGTCTGGGCTGATGAGGATCTCCATCGGCCTAATCGGCTGTTGCCACAAATGGTTCACGGCATGTCCTTTACAATCTTGATCCAGCCAGCCTTGCGAGCGATGCGAAGCATCACGGCATGCCATCTGCCGCACACCCACCAGCCAACCATAAACGCCACAATGTCTCTTTGGTTCACGGAACACCTCTTGATAGTCGGGTAACAATTTCAGGCATGTCAGACGGGTACCACAGATACGCCTCCGCCCCCGTGGCCGCCAACGTACGCAACCACACTTTCTGCATGACGGACACGCGGCCCTTCTCACGCTTCAACTCTGCGAAGATCAGTTCGCCTGCTCGAGGGCGTGCCAGGACGAGATCGGGGAAGCCTGCGTCTCCTTGGATGGCGGTTGCCCACCGTCCGGGGCGGATCTGTGCGGGTCGTTGGTGCATGACCAACCAGCCACGCAAACGGGCCACCTCAATCACGGCCGACTGAAACTCTGATTCAGTCATGCGGTAGCCATCTTCTTCAATTGATGCATAGGCCGCATTGTTTCAAACGCCAACGAATACACGTCTTTGGTTACTTCGCGACCATTTGCAAACGTGTCGCCTTTTTTCAACAAACGAGCATTCTTGATCAGGTCTTTTTTTGTAATCCACCCCACAATTTCAATGGCTTGGCAATGTGCGGTGTCTTTGGTTGGGCTGAAGTAGGCCGAACAGAAGACGTATGCATCCGGGAATTGGTTTTCAACTTGCCGTGCGTCGACGTTGGCTTCGTATGACGGGTGTGCTGACACCGTTCGCATCTGGGTTTTCACTTCCAAACGCACGATTTTTGACGGTAATTGCAATTCCAAATCGTGCAGTTTTTTGCCGCCTTGACGAATTCCGAATTGATCGTCGGCAAAGTAACTGAACACGGCAGATTCGCCCGCACATCCATTGAACCAACTCAACCAGTCGTATTTGGGAAATTCGTCAAAGCATTTGTTTGCGTTGTCAATCGCCGCCTGTCGTCGATGCATTGTCATGACGTATTGGTCGTACGCCATCAGAACGGTGCTTCCTCGGTTTGTGCCGTTTTCAGACGGTCAATCTCGGCGGACGCTTCACGCTTCGAGAGGGCTCGCGGGTCGCCCTGATACTTCAGCGCACGGAGGAGCTTCAGCTGTGCGTCAGACGGCCCGTCGCCGGTCGGGGCCGGTGTCCCGCCCATCCGGACGACTTTCTCCATCTCCTCGCGGGAGGTCCGTTTCCCGGCCTGGTAGATCCAGTTCGCCAGGGCGCGTCCGATCGCGGAGGTCTCACAGTTCTCGACGTGACTGGTGGCGTTGACGCCTCGCTCGGTCTTCTCTTCGTAGGCGAAGCCGGTGGCGGTCGGGAGCGGATCCTTGCGATGCGCGTAGACCTCGGCACGGAAGAGGACGGCGTGGTCGTCCATGCGGACGAGTTCGGTGGCGATCCGCCCGTCCGGGTTCGCGGCCCAGAACAGGGCGAGACGCTCCTCAACGGTCGCGTACTTAGACAGGTCGAAGCTCATGCGTTTCGCTCCCGGTGCGTTTCGGCGAGGCGGACGAGGTTTGGGAGGTGCTCGGCCTTATAGCACTCGCGACACCAGACAGACCACGATCCCGGCGACCAGTGGAAAATCTGATCGCCTGCGATCGGGGCTCCACAGCGACAGCAGGCTCCAGCGGTCGGACGTTCGAGGCGCGGACGGTCAATCATCGTCGCCCTCCTCGAACTGTGCGAGGAGCTCTGTCGGGATGACGCGCTTCATGAGCTCAATCGTCGAGCGGAGGTGAACGATCTCGTCGGCGGCATCTTGGCAAAGTTCATCAGGGAACCATTCCCTTCCGCCCATAGGGTGCGAATCCCATTCGCCACGTTCCCGCAGTCGGGTCACGATGTCGTCAATCATTGAAGCCGCCTCGGTTCAGCATCTTTGCGAGCCTTTTGGCGTGGCGTTTTGGTAGGTGCATCAACTCCCAATGTGATCCATTTTGTTCCGTCACGAACTTCATCGTTTGCAGGTCCAAAACACGCCAGAAAAGCGAGGCCTTGACTGCCATGAAACGGTCAGTTTTTTCACACGTGTGTTCCGACCATTTGACCAAATCATCAACGGGTACAGACAGTTTGAATCCTTGTCGGAGGTTGATGTGTTCAGTCATTGAAGCCTCCGAGGTTCAGTTGCACGATCGTGTCAGCGGTCGTTTTGGTCATGGCGGACGGTGCAATGTCAAGACTGTTCAGACAGTACGCACACTCGTACAGGGCACGTCGCAGTTGGTCACGCTCGAGGCGGAGCCGTTCTATTTCGGCGACCAGCCGTTGAATTTGATGGGTGGCCTGCTCCATGGCGGCGGCCGCTTCACGCATCACGTGGGCTACCGGGTCGATGTTGTCGGGCATCGGATCTCCTTATTGTCGGGTTGTGCGACCAGTATAAACAAGCCCTGTGGTGGATTTGTGGATGCGGGTTCGTTCGCGTTCCGTCGTGCCACCCCAAATGCCGATCAGCGACCGAGGGGAAAACGACATGGCGTACATGATGCAGTCGTTGACAACCGGGCAGGTACGGCAAATCTGCTTGGCTTTCTTCGTTTTGCGGATGCCGTCTTGTCCGGGGCCCGGAAAGAACAGTTCCCGTGGTTCACCAATGCAGGCGGCTTTGGTCATCCAGTCGGGTCGGTTGACGTCTAACACTGGCGGCTCCATGGCTTCCAGCCGCACCCCTGATGGTCTTGATGCCAACGCCAAATTTCTAACGCCATCATCAGGTTGAGGCGTGGGTCGCGGATCTTTTCCCACGGCCCAAAATACTCCTCGAATTCGTCACGCCAAACGGTGTTGATCTGCATCAGCCCGTTGTCGTTGGCGGACGAGATCACGTCGGGTTGGCAACGGGATTCCGACCACATCTCCTCCAGCACGTTTTGCAGCTCGTCGGCAGGCCAGCCGACCTCGAGCACCAGCGGTGCCCATTCTTGGCAGGGTGTGTCGGGTGCTATCAGCATGCCCAAGTCGGCTTGCATCGCCTCATGAGCCGTTTTAGGGGCTTCTAACGTGGTCGTGGTGGTGGGTGCCGGCGTGGACGGCACGGGCAGGATGACGACAGTGCGGGGCGGGGCCGGTGGGGTGATGGTCGCCACGCTGGTTTGTGGGGGCCGGTCGTCGACCAGCCGGTGGATCAGGTCACCTCCCACCGTCATCGTGGCGGTCAGCCCGGCGAATAGCACAAGCAGGTGTTTGGGTTTCATGGTTCCTCCGTGTCGGGTTTCCGAGGTCGGGAGGGTTCTAACAGATGCGTGCTCCTATGTCACGTCTTTCATTTGATGCGGGTGGGGACGGGTGTCGCGTCCGCCCAATTATCCACATGGGTTTCCACATGTATCCACATGCCCCCCGGGCCGGGCGATTTCGGGATCATGCCTTTACCGGCCTGCCAGTAGCGGGTGCCCTGATAGTCGTGGATGCGTTGGATGCCCAATTCTTTGCTGTAATTGATTAGCCACGGCAAGATGATCCACTCGAGCTGTGCCCGGTCGGTGTAGCCGAGGTCGACGGCCGCCCCGAAAGCGTGCGATGACCATACGGTGCCCCCGCGGATCGCTCGCCGGTTGTAAATGCCGAGGTTGCTCATGTTCCAGGTGTCCCGGCAGTAGGCGTGGATTTGCACAAGGTTCGGGGATTTGGTGACATACGGGGCGGCTGGTTCGCCCATCTTTTGCCACGATTTGAATTTGGTGGCTTTTGCCATCAGTAATCCCCGGACGGCTGAAGGATGATGCACTGGTGCGTGCCCGCTGTCGTGATGGCATAAAGGCTGTTTAGCGGGGGGAGCACCAAATAGGTTTGTGACCCGCCTTTGATCGTTAGGCCGGTCGAGCTGGTGACGTTGGAGCCACCCAAATGGATGTCGTTGCCGACTGCTTCAATCCAAATGGTGCGGGTGGCGTTTTCGGTGGCGGAGACCAGCAGGGTGGCGGTGGTCGTGACGCTGATGCTTGAGGAGATCATTTAGGGTCTTTCTTCTTGATGATCGGGTCAACGGGTTTGCCGGTGATGGCGGCCATGCCGTTGCCGACGCTGTAGCCGACGATCATGGTGATGATGGGTAGCCCTTGGTCGGTTTGGATGGCGTTGGCGATCAGTAGGACGGTCATGCAAATGAGGGCCACAAGGGCAATCAGGGCTTTGGAAGGGTTGACGCTCATGCGAAAATCCACCAAATCAGGACGGCCGTCATGGCAATGATCGCGATCGGGATCTTCATGGCTTGTCCGGGAAGGTGACGGTAGGACCGGGCTTCCATGTTGCCGGGAAGTCGCGGAGGGCTTGCCGGTAGTCGGCCCATGCCTGGCGGTCGACGGGTGCGTCAGGTAGTTGCGTCCAGTCGGATTCGGCGAGTAGCCGGTCACGGTGGAGGCGACAGCCGTCAAGCCATTGGTCGTCGGTCAGTTCAGCGTCGGTCGGGTTGGGTAGGTGGATTGTGGTCATCATGCACTCGTCTCGTATACGAAGGTGACGTTGAGGACGTCGTTGGTGGCCCATGTCATTGGCACTGTGTTCTGCACCTCGGAGCCGGTGTCTGTCGCTTGGAGCACCATTTTGTTGCTTCCAGCGATGCCGGTAACGCGGTAGTACGTCGTTCCAGCGTCAAGGATTCGCCCGAATGCGTTGCCTCGAGTGGCGTTACCGATCGGCACCGAGAACAGCCACAAGCCCGAGCATGTG